GCAACGTCTCTTATACCTTTACGTACTCTTCTAAAAATCTTCTTTAACATGTACTCCTATGCAATTCATGATATTGTTAACAAAAGGCAAGGAGGCTTGGCCTTGAATATAGATAAGCCTAATTAATACTATATTTATAGGCAAATTATTGCTATATGACAATAGATATTTGCAAGTAGAAAGGAAACCATGTCAACCAAAGTAGATTTTCATGCCATTAGACCTTTTGGTCCGACTATATTACAAGGTAAACTACCTAATAACTTAATTAAGATTCTTGATAACAGAGCTACAAAATTATTAGAGGACAAAAAATTATCAAAAGAATACGATCACTCTATGAATTTAGCAGGTAATGTTCAACAAGAAGTTCGTTATCCTAACGATGATTTAATCAGCAAAGAATTTAAACCTCTGATAGATGCTTTAGGTAAAGTAGTTCATCAATATATTTCTATACCTCCTGCTAGTGATACAATATCACCAGCATTTGTTGGATCTATGCTTATAGAATCCATGTGGGTCGTGAGCCAGTGGGCAGGAGACTTTAATCCTATGCATGTACATCAGGGTGAATTGTCAGGTGTTATTTATTTACGAGTGCCTCCAAGTTTAAAAGATGAGTATGCAAAAGAAGATCACTATCCTTGTGTAGGCGACATACATTTTATGTGTGGTCAAGCTGCAACTTTTAGTGGTCACAAACATCAAGCAACTCCTGAAGTAGGTGCAATATATTTATTTCCTTCTTGGTTATCTCATGGTGTTTATCCATTTAGAACTCCTAATGAAGAGAGAAGATCTGTTTCTTTTAATTTACATTTAAAGAAAAAAGAACCTATTAATGATTGACATCAACAAAGTACCAATGGTCCGTGTGACGTGGCTCGATGCTCGTGATACAGAAACAGGATGGATTGACATTAAAGAAGTTATGGATGCTCCATTGGCCGTGTGCCAAGAAGTAGGATGGATGATACATAATGGTAAAGAAAAAATAATTATTATGAGATCTTACAGTAAAGATAAAGAAGACATCACAGGAGGCGGTGCTATTGCTATCCCTAAAGGTTGGTTAAAGAAAATAGAATATTTAACAGTAAGTTATAGTGAATCCTAAAATATTTATTGGAACACCTTGTTATGGTAATATGTTGACAGCCGATTATTTTAAAAGCTGTTTACAACTTACGGCTTTAGCGGCTAGTAAAAAAATAGAAATACAATTTGGAACTATTGGTAATGAGTCTTTAGTAACAAGAGCTCGAAACACATTGGTGCAATTATTTATGGATGACGCACAATATACGCATCTTTTATTCATTGACGCTGATTTAGCTTTTAACTCTGAGTCAGTGTTTCGTATGTTAGATTTAGATGAAGATGTAGTGACAGGAGTATATCCACGAAAGGTAATTGATTGGACCAAAGCAATCAAAAAAGTAAAAGAAAAACCAAATATAAGTGAAGATGAATTACATGCAGCATCGTTGCAATATAATTTAAATGTTAAAGATCCAAAAAATATTATGGTTAAAAAAGGTTTTATAGAAGTATTGGACGGTGCGACTGGTTTTATGTTGATAAAAAGAAATGTATTTAAAAAAATGGCATTGGCATATCCTCATTTAAGATTTAAATCTGATCAACATTTGGGAGATCCTCACGACAAAACTTTTGGATATCACGACACATCTGANTGGAACTATGCTTTTTTTGACACTATGATAGAGCCTGATACCAAAAGATATTTATCCGAAGACTATGCTTTTTGTCGTTTATGGCAAAAAATAGGTGGTAAAATATATGCTGATATTGCTAGTGGTATGACACACATGGGTAATTACTCATTCAAAGGTAATGTAGGAACTCAATTCTTGCCACAAAACAATAAATAATTTAGTATACTCCGACATGAAATTAGTCGATTTAAAGTTTCAACCAGGTATAGATAAACAAGATACTGCTTATTCAGCAGGAGATCAACGTAAGTATGTTGATTCTGACTTTGTTCGATTTCACTATGGTAAGCCTGAAAGATGGAAAGGTTGGTCATATTTACCAAATCCAAATAAAACTATTGTGGGCGTGGTCCGTGATACACATAGCTGGATTGGTTTAGATGGAACCAGATATCTTGCTTTAGGTACAGATAGAAAATTATATATTTATTCTGATGGCGCAGTAACTGACATAACCCCTATTAGAGAAACAGCGGCTTTAACAAATCCTTTTACTACAAATGGTACAACAACTGTTACAGTTACGGATGCAGCTCATGGAGCACAGATTGGTGACTTTGTTACTTTTGATTCATTCTCTGCAATAGATGGATTAGATATGAATAACGAGTTTGAAGTCATTACAGTTCCTTCTGCTAGCACATATACAGTAACTCATACAAGCGCAGCTTCTGGGTCAACATCAGGTGGAGGTGGATCAGGAAATGCTAACTATCAAATTAGAACTGGGCCTTCTGCATCTACATATGGATATGGTTGGGGAACTTTAACTTGGAATACTAGCACATGGAATACGCCAAGATCATCTTCAAGTGTTGTAGTAGATGCAAGAAACTGGTCTTTAGATAATTTTGGTGAAGATTTAATTGCCACTGTTTTAAATGGTGGAACGTTTGTTTGGGATACATCAGGAGGCACAAGTAGTAGAGCAACAGCATTATCTAATGCCCCTACTGCTTCACGATTTAGTTTAGTATCTACTGATACAAGACACCTATTAATATTTGGTACAGAAACAACAATAGGTAACAGCGATACTCAAGATGATTTATTATTTAGATTTTCTGATAGAGAAGATGCGACAGATTACACACCTGTATCAACAAACGAAGCAGGTTCACTTCGTATATCAGACGGATCAAGAATAGTAGGCGCTGTTAAATCATCAGGTCAAATACTTGTATGGACTGATACATCTATGCACGGTATTCAATTTGTTGGCACACCTTTTACTTTTGGTCTTAGACAACTTGGCGCTAACTGCGGGCTAATAGCTCAACACGCAGCAGTAGAAATAAATGGTAGATCTTATTGGATGTCTGATAATTCTTTTTACATGTATGATGGTGTTGTCAAAAAAATGCCATGTTCTGTTCAAGATTATGTATTTGATGATATAAGTTATACTAACAAGGCGGATATAGCTTGCGGTATCAACACTGCATTTAATGAAATTATTTGGTATTATCCATCAGCTAACGCTTCACAAATAGACAGAGCTGTTGTTTACAACTATCTAGAGAACACTTGGTATACTACATCCCTTGCAAGAACTACTTGGCTAGGTGCTTATGTATACGAATTACCTATTGCTACAGAATATAATGCAAGCTTAACAGCAAATAACTCTACTATACTTGGGTTAACTGCAGGTGCTTCATATGTTTATGAGCACGAGAGCGGTAACAATCAAGCAGATGGCACAGCAATATCAGCTTTTTTAACATCAGGTTCTGTTGAAATAGCAGACGGAGATGAGCTTATGTCTGTAAGTAAACTTGTTCCAGACTTTGATAATTTAACCAATACCATGACGGCTACACTAACACTTGAACAATATCCTCAATCAGCAGATACGGTTACTACCACTGGATCTATTTCCAATACTACGGAGAAGATTGATGTAAGAGGTAGAGGAAGAGCAGTTAAAATTAAATATCAAACAAATACTGTAAACGATACTGCTTGGAGACTAGGATCAACAAAACTACAACTTAGACCAGACGGAAGAAGATAATATTAAAATAAATTTTTTATGTTCCATGCCTAGAGCAGGTAACACTTTGCTAGGCTCTTTACTTAATCAAAGTGATGATATTAAAGTTACAGCAAATAGTGTTGTAAGTGAGTTAGTTCATCGTATTTTAACCTTACAGGATTTTCCACAGTACCAAGAATTTCCAGATTATATTGGAGTACACAACGCAGCTAAACAAGCATTTTTTTCTTACTACAAACATTATAAGTGTAAACATGTTTTGGATAGAGGATCTTGGGGAACAGAAGCAAATCTACATTATTTAAAAGAATTAAAATTAAACACTAAATTTGTAATACTGTATAGACCCGTTTTTGAATGTTTAGCTTCAACTCTTAAAATCATGAATGTGAAAGAATCACGTAAAGAAGAAGTGTGTAATTCTTTATTAAGAAGAGATCATAACATAGGGGTGTCTATGTGGAGTATTGAAAATATAATTAATTCAAAAGAAAAATATAAGATTATTACTTATGATGAATTAATAAAGTCTCCTACGCAAACAATATTTAAAATATTAAAGTTCCTAAACGTGCCTAAATATAAAATAAAGACTAAAAATTTTAATCAGTTTTCTATACAAAATATAGAATATAAGGACCCTATTCCCAAATGGCATTATATTAGAACCAATAGTATTAAAAAAAATCCTTATAATTACCTATCTTTAGTGCCAGATAAAATAATTGAAAAATATGAAAAAACCCATATTATGTTTGATAATTTAATAAAGAGTAAAAATGGCTAGAATAACT